TCTAAACATACAGGGGAGCAGGTAGATATTTTAACTATTGGTAAAGGAGATTCAGGAAGTGATTTTAAATATGGTGTAGATGTTAAATCTTCTAATTCTAAGAATAGACCACCTTTATTATTATTTGCAAATCAATTTAAAAGAAAGGTAGCAAAGCATTATGTACTTGCTTGGGTAAAAGAAAACTCTGTTGAATTGATAGGTCATATAAAAAGAAAAAAAGTAATAGAATTAAAAGAAATAAAAGATTTTGGCTTTGGAGAAACATACGTAATTGATAATAAACATTTAACTAAATTCAAATGAAACTAGGAGATCTAATTTATTACATAACTAAATATACAGGTATAAAATACCTAGTAGATAAATATCATACTTATAAAGGAACAAAATGTAATTGTGATAAAAGACGTAAAAGTCTTAATAATATAAAAATTAAAAGATGGTAAAATTTGAAAAAGAAGATAGAAGTGATTGGAGAAAATTCAGAATGGGTAAGAAGCAGCACTTATCCTCTGAAGAATTTGAATTGGTTTGCCAACTCCACGCAAAGTACCACAACCATAAATACCATAAACCTTGTACTTGTAACCCAAAAAGAATAGTTCAATGGATAAAAGACTTGAATATTATTTGGAACAATGGGATTAAAAAAGATTAATAAGTGGGAAAAGGCAGTTGTATTCCTGCTTAACTTAGATGGGTGGGATCTTAAATGGTCAGGTGATGGTTTCTCTAGATACGATGCAATAGGTAAAACACCAAAGGGAAAAGACTGCGTTATTGAAATGAAATTTCGTAATAAGTATTACGAACAGAAGATGCTTGAAAAAGACAAGTACGATGCCTTAATGTCATTAGATAAAGATGTAATTAAATTATATTTTGTTAATGATCCTAAAGGTAACTTTCTATATTGGCTTAATAATCTACAGATGCCAATACCTGTAAAAAAATATTGTCCTGATACTACAATGTGGACTAAAAAAAGATTGCTTAAAGATGTTTATTTGCTAGAAGAAAACGATGCTAGTATAATAAATATTAATATTTCTGAAAAATAAGTTATTAAATTTTCTGTTTATAAGTGTATTTATATTATATTTATACTTTATTAATTATTAAATAACAGAATATGATAGTACAAAAAATTGAAGTATTTAAAAATATTGATTTAAAAGAAATTATTCATAAATTTAGTTTTATTGAACAACTAATAGCAATGAATTGTAACAAAAATTGGCATCCAAATCAAATTAAAATAAATGGAAATATTTTAAAAAATTGGAGTGAATTAAATAATTATAAATTTTAAATTAAAAACAGATGTCAACAGAAACAAAAAAATCAAATCTAGCAAAAGCATTCGAGAAAAAAAATGCTTTAAATTTAAACTTAACAACAGATCAGTTTATCGCATTAAATGATATTTTGTGTGATCTAGCAACTCAGGAATTTGAAAAAGGTTTAAACAAGGGTATGGAAATAGCTAATATGTTTAATAAATAAAAATAGAACAGATGTATAAATTATCAAAGTACAAGCAGAATTTAAGTATTCAAGGAAATAACGTTTGGAGTTATACTACAATAGTAGCACGTATAAAAGGAAACGAATTACACCAACTAGGTTACTGGTCGCAGACTACACAGAAGCATATTAATTATGTAGCTAAAGAATTAGATTTAACTTTAATAAAATAAGATGGCATATTATACAAAAGAAATAGGAGGCACATTATTAATTGTCACAAAAGACAACAGGGCATACGAAGTATCAAGATACAATAGTGGGTATTCAATTACTCCCGACAAAGATACACCTCAACCAAGTTCAGAAGAAGAAACACAATTTAAGAAATTATATCGTTTAAGTAATTGTTCTAGAAGATGAAAGTAAATCAGGCACTATGGGATGAAGTTAAGAAAAGAATCGAATACCGAACAGAACAAGACCAAGCTATAACTGACATCACTATTAAGTTTAGAATAAAAGAAAACTCAGATTTAAGAAATTATTTACAAATAAATTTATCACAATATGACAGACAATAAAACTACATACATATACGAAACAAATCACCTTTACTGCCAAGATGGAGAATTACATATTGGATATGGAAAAGATAACTGGGTTGTTTTTAATGTAGAACATTTATTTAAAGACTTAGGTTTTATAGTAGATCAAGTTGTAAAGGAAAATAAAAAGATGCAGGAAATGTATTTAGATCTAATTAAGGACGAATTAAAAGAATTATGAAAAACATAGGAGATTTAGCAGGATTTTGTTTAGATACTTTAATAGCGCATCCTGATTTAGAACATAGTGTAAAATATTTTTATCTTAAAGCGGTAGATAATATAGAAAAAGGAGAAGCAGAAGATGAAGTATGCAAAATAGCTAAAAGAAACATTAACCGTTTTATAAAAAAATTAAAATGATTTTATTAGTAGATGCAGATAGTTTAATATTTGCAAGTTGTTACAAAAAAAGGGAGCATCCCGAAGATGAAAAGTATTACACAGACATAGCTGACGCTAGGAGTAAGTTTGACGAGCAATATATGGCTATTGTAAACCACTTAGAAGAACTTTATAATATTGATAAGGTAATTACATTTAGTGGATCTAGAGGTAACTTTAGAAAGCTAATAACCAGGAAATACAAAGCCAATAGAAAGAAGCAAGAATTACCTCCACTATTACACGAAATGCACGACTTTGTAAAAAGCCATTACGATAGTATTGTAGGTTATGGAGTAGAAACAGATGATATGGTTGCAAGATATTGGAAAAAGTTATCAGATGACATTGGTAGAAATGAAGTTATGATTGTATCAATCGACAAAGATTACAAGCAGTTTCCTTGTCTGATGTATAACTACCATTATAAGCACCAAGAAATACTTGACATATCAGAAGATGAAGCTATGTATAATTTTTATGAGCAGATGATAATGGGAGATACTGCAGACAATGTAAATTACTTTAAAGGAAAAGGTAAAAGGTTTGCAGAAAAGTATTATGCAGATTGTCAAACTAAATACCAATACACTAGAAAACTTTATGAACTATTTAAACAAGAATACAAAGGCAAAGCTAGGCAGAAATATGCTGAATGCTATAACCTTTTAAAATTAAGAACTGAATGAAAGCAACACAAGTACATTACGATAACGGAAAAGATTATGATGTAATAGATGTCATAAATGATTACGAATTAAATTTTAGCAGAGGAAACGTATTAAAGTATGTTATTAGAGCAGGAAAGAAAAAAAATGAATTAGGTGATCTATTAAAAGCAAAAGATTATTTAGAACGAGAAATAAAAATTTTAAGAAATGAATAAAGATTATTTAAAAATATCAGAACGTATTATTGAAATGACAGGAGTAGATATATTTCAAAATACTAGGAAGCGAGAATATGTAGAACTAAGGGCATTGGCTTGTTATATCTTCAGAAAGAAAATGAATATGAGGTGGACAAGTATTGCTAATTTTTTTACTTCAATGGGAAAGAAAACAGACCACGCATCAGTTATACATTTAGTTAAGATGTACCCAATATACAAGAAAACTAACGAAGACCTTTCTGAATTAGAATCCTGCTTTCAATTTAAAAGTAAATTAAACTATGATGAAATAGATCAAGTCCACTTTTTACAGAATCAATATAGGAAAATTAAAAAAGAAAATCTTCAGCTTGAAGAAGAAATTAAAGAAATAAAATTAAATTCTAAAAATTATAGTTTTGATGATCAAAAGATATTATTGTTATTTAAGGGGTTATCTAAAGATAGAATAGATGAAATTATAGAAAGAATTAGTTTATTAAAAAAATCTTGGTCTTGGAAAAGTGAAGATAAGTGTCAGGTAATAGAAAGCAGTACATCTATGGATGGTATGCACTGGTAACTGAAGTGGTTAAGGTTAGTGCGATTTAATAAACTAAAAATAAATAGATGAGAACTGAACAGAAAATATTTAATGAATTAATAGAAACTATTGTAAATAATAGTGAAAATAATGAAGCAAAAATTACTAATGTTGAACTATGGGCTAAAACTTGGAAAGAAGAAATGAAACAAGCATTAACTTTAACCGGTGTTGGCAGTAGTACGGAATTTAAGGTGTGGGATGAATTGTTCTCTAAATTAGCTTGGAAATTTAAACCTACTAAAAGTGGAGATATGATGATTGATGCAGAAGAAGTTTACAATGAGTTAAAGGGTAAGTTTGAACTTAAACGTAAGTAGTATTACTGCTAACTGATTTGTGTAAGGAAAGTACCGATTAATTAATAACTAAAAATTTAATAGATATGAATACAATTTGGAAATACGAATTAGAGTTTGAAAAAATAACAAGATTGCAAGTGCCTAAAGATGCTGAAATACTTACGGTACAAAGAAATGATAAAACAAACAAGCCTTGTGTTTGGATTATGGTAAATACTGAAAACGAGAAAGAAGAAAGGCTTTTTGAGTTATTTGGAACAGGGCACGAAATAAAGTGGGATATGGGTGTAGATAGAAAATATATTGGAACTTACCAATATCAAAAAGGCGAGTTTGTAGGACACGTTTTTGAATATACGGGTGTGTAGCTATTATGCACAACACTAAGATAAAAACACGTTTTAATGTGCTTTGTGCTTAGTTGTAAAAAGTAATTTTAAAAACGTTATACTACAAATTATATACTATGGAGTTATTACGTTATGAGATTAAAGTAGGTTTTTTTAAAGGGATTTTGTTTGGTGTCAGACATTATCCCTTTGATGATGTAGAAATATACGAAGAAGATATTGTTATTTACTTTGGAATATTTCAATTAGTTATTACAAGAATATACAGAAAATAATTTTTTTGTACCTTAGAGAAAATTTAATACAATGATTAAAGCTAAAATACAAAAGGTAAGCATATCGTCTATAAAAGAAAATGATGCAAACCCTAGATTCATAAACAAGCATAAGTTTCAGAAACTTGTTAATAGTGTAAAGGAGTTTCCTGAAATGTTATCACTTAGACCAATAGTGGTTGATAAGGATAATATCATACTAGGTGGTAATATGCGATATAAGGCTTGTAAGGAAATAGGGTTAAAAGAAGTCTATATTATACAGGCAGGTGATCTAGATGAAAAAAAAGCACAAGAATTTATCATTAAAGATAATGTGGGCTTTGGTGAATGGGATTGGGATGTTTTAGCTAATGATTGGGATGTAAAAGAATTAGAAGAATGGGGATTAGAGGGCTTTCCTTTTGAAGAAGAAGAAAAAGAAAAAGAATTAAATGATATATCAGATACTATTGAAAGTTCTTATAGGATAGAAGTAGAAATAGAAAATGAAGAAGAACAAGAAAAATTGTATAATGAATTAATAGAAAAAGGATACATATGCCGAATTTTGACATTGTAAAAAAAAATAAAACAGATTTAACATTTAGGGTTTCATCTGTTATAGGTAAATTTGATTTACAATCTAATGAATCAATAGAAAGATTTACAGGATCCATAGATTTATCTAATGAATGGAAGATTGGTTTAATTGTAGGTAAAAGTGGAAGTGGTAAAACAACAATAGCAAAACAACTATTTGAAGACTTTTATATTACTAAATTTGAATATACAAATAAATCAATTTTAGATGATATGCCAAGTTATTGTTCTGTATCAGATATAACAAATACTTTTAATTCTGTTGGTTTTTCTAGTCCACCTAGCTGGTTAAAACCTTATTCAGTATTATCTAATGGTCAAAAAATGAGGGTTGATTTAGCAAGATCTATATTAGAGAAAAATGAAATGATTGTTTTTGATGAATTTACAAGTGTTGTAGATAGAAATGTGGCAAAAATAGGAAGTTTTGCAATTCAAAAAGCTATAAGAAAAAGTGATAAAAAATTTATAGCAGTTGGTTGTCATTATGATGTTGAAGATTGGTTATTGCCTGATTGGGTTTTTAATACAGATACTATGACCTTTCAATCATTTGAAGGGCAAAAAAAAAATAGACCAAAAATTGATTTCAAAATCTACGAAGCATCAGATAAACAAATTTGGAAAATGTTTTCTAAACACCACTATTTAAGTCATACTCATAATAATGCAGCTAAAGTTTTTATAGCAACTATAAATGATGAGATAGCAGGATTTTTAAGTGCATTACATTTTCCTCACCCAAAAATGAAAAATATGAAAAAAGTTCATAGATTAGTAATTTTACCTGATTATCAAGGTGCAGGATTTGGTATTAAATTTTTAAATGAAGTAGGTAATATATTTAAAAAAAATAAATGTAGGTATTCTATAACAACATCAGCACCTAGTTTAATATATGCTTTAAAAAAATCTAATAAATGGGTTTGTAAAAGATTTGGTAGAAATAAATTAAATAAAGGTCAAATAGGAAATTCAACAGATAGATTAACAGCATCATTTGAAATGAAATAAATATAAATAATGAACGAAAGTAGACATATTAAAAAAGAATCACTATTAGCAGCACTAGAGCAAAGTTTAGGGGTTGTTACTGTTGCTTGTAAGAAAGCAGATATACCTAGAAGCACATATTACAAATGGTTAAAGGAAGATGAAATGTTTGCAATAGCAGTACAGGAAATAGAGAACGTAGCTTTAGACTTTGCAGAAAGTCAATTACATAAACAGATAGCAGCAGATTCAACTGCAGCAACTATATTCTATTTAAAGACAAAAGGAAAGAAAAGGGGTTATGTAGAAAGACAAGAAATAACAGGAGCAGACGGAATGCCATCACACTTTGAAATCGAAATAATTGAAAATAAAGACTAACGTAGTTTTTAAACACCTTTTAAAGTCTAATAAAAGGATATCAATAGAGCAGGGTGGAACAAGGTCAGGCAAGACGTACAATATCTTGCTTTATATTATATTTCATTATTCATTAAAGAATACAGGAAAGACAATAACAATATGTAGAAAAACATTCCCATCAGTAAGGGCATCTGTAATGAGGGATTTTTTAGATATATTAAAAATACATAATTGCTACTTTGAAGCTAATCATAATAAATCAAATCACGAATACAAATTAAACGGAA